TTCGAGGGAAATTAGACGGTCCCGGAAGGCAAAGACTTCGCGGAAACGCGTGGTTTTCCCAACTGGTGTCCATCGTAAACGATTCTCTAAATGGATCGATCAGGTACTCAGCCTAAAAGGTTCCGAAAGGAAGAGGCTGGAGGCCACATGGTTAGGAATTGCAGGTTTCCTTGCAGTTGCCGAACCGGGTTGCATCTTGGGATTACCCCTAGATGATCCTGGAGTTCGGGAATTCAAGAGATCCTGCGAATTCCTATATGTGTGGCTGATCAAGAGTTGGGTGAACCAGGGATCCGATTGGGTCCTTTCCCGTATCGCGAATCTTTGTGATTGGGCCCTATACTATGCCGTTCAGAGTGATTACTCTGAACCGGAAATGGTATGGGGCGCACCATCAGGGTCGCGAGATGGGTGGTACACCTTCTCCTTTTTGAGGGGTCCTCATCTGGACGCTATGCGTCCTACACGAGGACCATACTCAAAGGAGCCCCTTGAACTAACTCCTTTCCTCTTCTACGAGTTTTATTCCATTAAGGGGTCTCTCCCTACACCTTCTGAAGCGAAGATTTCTTCTTCCTTCAAAAAGCATAGGGAGACCCTCTCAATGGATAATAAAACTCCTTCCTACCTTTTAGATGCCGGAAAAGCTTTCATGTCAAAGTACTCTGAGAGGTTTCCTGCTAAAGAGTCTTCAGGAAAGATAACTACCAACTCCTCATCAATCTTTGAGAGCTCACGCTCTCAGGGAGGACGGTCGAGTTGGTTGATGTCTATCCTTAAGACTGTAAAAGCAGAGAATTCCCTCTTACAGTACTCGAGAAAGACTGGCCCTTTATATGATTGCTTTGGGGATTACTTGTGTGCACTCACTCCTGACTATTGGGAAGACATCTTTTGTGATGTCATCCCCTTAGGGGGAGATGAGTACCTCAATGACTCCTCAAAAGCGACCATAAGACGGGCCACCTATCTCTTATTTGACATGGCTGCTGAAAAGGGTTGGATTCCCTATCCTTCTGGGGGTTTCCCAGTGTATCCTCAAGAGTCTTTACCAGTGGGCGATCGCCCTAGGTTGTACTCTAGTTTATACCTGAGACCCCCCAAAATAGACCTAGAGGGTTTTGTTCCAAGGGAGTATATGACGAAGGCCTCGGTGGTAGAGGAACAAGGAAACAAGGCAAGAATTATTACAATTCTTCCTGGAGTTCTTGCTACACTCTTACACATACCGAGGACCTTTTCATATTCCTCCCTTGCACAGGACCCCCTAGTGGGAACGATCTCTGGTGAGGGGACTCTTACTTCCTTCATGAAGAAGGTGAATAAGTTCCTCAAGTCGAACCCTCAATATTCTCTTGATGGACAAGTTCTGTTATCCCTTGATTTAACAAGGGCCACTGATACTTTCAATCAAGATTATATTGGGGCTCTCCGTGATGGATACTTCTTCAATTCTCCATTAAGGATTAAGATTCTCTCACTTTTGATCTCCTCACCTTTCGGCGTTGAGTACCCTGCAAAGGAAAAGATAGAGGTACTTGAGAGTGCCTTAAGGGGTATCCCAATGGGTAACCCACCAAGTTGGTTCTTTCTCTGTTCCTTTAATAGGTCCTTCTGGGCTTTAAGTGGGTTTCTTGAGGCTTGCCTCAAGATATTCAACTTAAGTACCAAAAGGGCACTAAAAAAGGTTTTTAAAGGGAAAGAGCTATCTTTGTGGGCTCAACAGGAAATCTTACGATTTCCTGCTCAGAACTCATTGGAAGACCCTTTGACGAGTCTCTGTGGAGATGATTTAATTGCCCTCTGTTCACTTGAACGGGCTCTCATTTTTGAGCGCCTTGTCCAAATGGCAGGAGCTATAATCTCTCCTGGTGTACACTTTAGAAGTGAATCCTATGGGATCTACACGAAGCAGTTTTGCCATCTTGACAGAGTCAAGAGGGAACTCCACTTTGTGGATATCCTAAGGATCCGCTCCTTAAGTTCACCAGATTCTCGTCTCCCAGGAAAAAAGGAGGTTCCTATTAGTTGGACTCGAGGCACAGCTGCCTTCCGAGAACTCGAATGGTGGACCGGAAGTGATTATAAGGACTCCGTTTATAGGAGTGCCTGTACATATCTCTTCTGGAAATACCATGAGTTTATCGAAAGGTGCCGTGTCCTCGAGTTGGAGGTTTTCCTCCCTCAGAGTTGGGGTGGCCTTGGCTACCCTAACCCAAAGAGGGAGTGTCGCCTCCAAGGAAAAACTAAGAGGATGCTCTCCATTCTCCTGAAGAATGACATTTCTCTCAAGCACCTCTTGTGGTCAACTCATCTAGGTTCTCTGTGGAATGCAGATAGCCATTCACCCTTAGGGACTTGGGTCTCGGGTTGTATCGAGATACTCACGGATGGTATTGAAACCCATTCGTTTGAGTTCTTCGATACTGATCTCCCAAAACCTGAGTACCCTAAGTGGTGGACGCTAGATGCAGTCACTTCTCAGATAACTCTTGAGAATCCTGACTGGGTCCCTTTGGATGTCTTCCTCAAGGATCTCGAAGCCACCCTATACGATACTGGATCGTATAGGTTTGAAGGCACGAGTATCCTTGGGGTTCCATCCTTAAGGGCGATAGCCAAGAAATTCAGGAGGATCCGGAAAGAGATCTTAGACTCTGACCACTATCAATATGCTCCTTTGCAGATCGATTCATTTAGAGAGCTCGAAAAAAGAAGAGATTGGAAAATTAAGAGTCTCCTGGTCAATAGATCGGAGATTCCTTATGT